CATCAATGGTGAGTGCAGAAGGATCGATGACGAACTCCTGCGGGTGTACTGCTACGAGGCCAACTTCTACTTTTTGCTCAGTGCTAACTTCAGCATTGGTAACATCGGTATTGTCGATGGACTCGGCGATTAATGTTAGTTCATCCACATTGGATGTGGTGATCTTTGCAATGCCTGTACCATAGATACAGCCATTCATGAATACTTCAGCCATAGCAACCGGTACGCCAGCGGCCTCAAGGTCTTCTCTCAGCTGATCACGGAACATCGAGATGTCCGTCTTGTCTTCATCGGTGTGGTTATCATCAACATCAAACCACATGCCACCACCAAAAGTGGCTTCCTCAAGCTCAGCGACTATCGCCTCTACTGCTTGTGACAGAGAGGGGGCTATGAGCCTGCTTCGTTCACTATCTCGATTCTTGTCCTTTGCATCCCACACACCACGCCACAGGCGATAATATTCCTGCCAGCGGTTCTTGTAATTAGTTTCCCGGTTCTCTTCCCAGTCCTTGACACGTTCCATGACCCAGGACAGCAGTCCTGTGTCCTTGGCTACGGTCTGCTCAAGTTCATTTCCTTCTTTGTCATGGGTATGCGGCATTTAAAATTCCTGTTAGTATCCAGATACGAGGTCGAGTGCTTCCCACTCACCTTCGTCCCATCCATGGTCATACGCCACGGTTGCGATCTGATCGATGTATGCGAGGGCGTCAGGCCCGTCGTCGTGTGCAAGTCTGTTGGGGAAATCAAGCAATTGGTCTTCCAACCAAGGCAACCATGTTGCCCCTTTCTTAAATGCTATCTTCCCATGCTGGAATCTACCTTGTAGAGACCACATGATACGTTCTTCTTTCTTCTTACCACCATGCCTGAGGGGCATAATGTTGGGATATACGTTCAATCTCCGCATCTGATCCTCAAGATACGGCATGACAGCGTTCATAAGGCTTCCACCCTCGATTCCTACCGACACTGCTCGGTATTGCTGCGCAGCACGGATGATTTGCAGTGATGCTTCACGTACACTCCACCTTCCATGCTTCATGTCCCGCACAAACCACCCTGCGGGGCTGACATCGACTACTGCAATGGCACATTCGTCCAATCTGGACTTTGCAGACTTGGTAAGGCCAACTCCGGTGCCAAATCCAGCCGGGTCGACTGTAATGTAGCAGTCCCCCACCTCTTTTGGCTCATCAAGGTAGACAAAATCCTCTTGTTTGAAGGCTCCGCCACCTGCTGCCTCGAATGAGGCTTCAAATTCCTGCCTGAAGGCTTCCGCACTCATGCGGTTGCGGGCTTTTTCCAATTCTTTCTCGGAAATCATCGGGTTGTCGAGCGAATTGAAGTGAAATGCTTCCCACTCGTCGTCTAAATCTGTCCCGGCGTCAGCCCACAGCTCATAAAAGTGGTTTTTACCAGCTGGTGTGCCGATGAATAGAGCTTCCCCTCGTGTATCAGCCAGCGCTGGGCCAATAATCATGTCCCAAACTTCAGGTTTCATGAAGGCGTACTCATCCAATACGACAAATGCCAGCGACACACCACGAAGTGTGTCCGGTCGGTCAGAACCCTTCAACTGAATGGTTCTGCCATTTATCAAAACGATCTTGCTAGTATTTTCGTAGCAGGTTTCGATGATGGGTTGCCCAAGTTCCTTGAGCAAACCCCAAATAATGTCCTTAGCCTGTTGGTAGGTAGGTGCTACATACCATACTTCCTTGCCGCGCAAGGGAATGCCGTACCTGTTTGTTTCTTTCAAAGCCTCGATCAACAGCGTCACCGCTGAGAGGTAGGATTTACCGGCACGTCGACCAGCGGCTACGATCTTGAAGCGTACCTTAGACTTGAAAATCTCCATTTGCTTCGCATGGAGTTTAAAATCCAAATCCATTAAAGTAGTAGTCCGTATGCCTTGACCACGCCTGAGTTAAGAAACTTTGCTCCGCCTTGTACTTCAAATCTAATGGTGTCGATAGCACCTACGTTGGTTCCCTCAAGGTGTGCTTCAGCAACCAAACCTTGCATATCACCAGCAGCATTTTTGTTCATGCACCGGTTCCAGACCATTGCTCCATAATTTGCTTTTCGATAGCCTGTCAGTTCTAGGGTGCCCTGTATTCCTTCATTTGTGGCATTGCCCCAAGCCGAGTGCAGTGTGATTATTGATGTGGTAGACATGTTCTGCAAGGTGGCGGAGTAGGCATGTATATGCCCTTCATAATCACCAGTCTGATCGAAGATGACTGTGCCGTTGGTGTGGCCCAGTCTACAGTTAAAAGATGAGTTGTCGGTGTCGGTCTCAAGGTCTTCATACTCAAGCCTTATGGCAACGTACAAAGATTCATCCCATGTGATGTCGAAGGTTTGGGCATCTGCCGGGGTAGTTTCTCCAATCTTCTCCCACCCGGTGGCGAGGTTTATTGTTTGAAATGTTGGTGCGGCACCGACCCCGTTGCTAACAAGGACTTGGCCTGATGTTCCAACTGCCACCTTCTCAAGTACGCCTGTTGCGCCCCAAGTAAATAACTCCCCATCCACTCCATCTTCCATCATTGATGCCTGAACCTTCTTGGCTCCAATGGTTAATTCTGTTGCTCCTGCCACGTCACCGGTATGGGTGACATTGCTGACTTTGGACGTGTTCGCCGCCACAGAGGCGTTGTTGCTAACCTCAGTATCAAAATCAGAGGTGTCTGCGGCTACGTGGCTGTGCGCATCTGGCGTGTGAGTGAGGTCAGATATGTCTGCCTCGACTAGTGCTCGGGACTCAAAGTCCACCCCATCTGCCATAAGTGCAAACTTGTCAGTGGGTGTCGACGTGTTTACATCATCGAGGTCGGATAGTTGTAATGCCCCCGGAGTGCCACCACCAGACCCAATGGCATCGAGAGATGCTTTAACCCATCTCCGCCATGTGCTGGTTGTTGTTTTTTCACTCTCAATGGGCATTTAAGTTTTCCTTGTTGGCTGCTGGGGTAGGGATCGAACCTACAACCGACGCATTAACAGTGCGTTGCTCTACCTATTTGAGCTACCTAGCAATGTGCTGTGCAGAGGTTTAGGCTGTGCAATAGATTTCAGGTCTACGCCAACCCTACATGTTGAGAAGGTTGGCACCACTGTGGTGCGCCTTCCATGATTTTAACGTGCGTGAATGCTGCGCAGCGGTTGGTATTATCATACCTAGTATGTAAGTGACAGTCAACTTGCTTGAATTTGGTTGCCTTGGCCCGCCGTGCGGAGTACCAAGGTCTTGAAATGCTTGGCCCGAATGGGCTTTGCGATTCTTATGACAATTCTTTTGTCATTATTTGTAGTACAACACCTTGACCAGTGCACCGGCTACTGCGTTAAACAATAGAACCTTGTGCAAATCACCGGCATACCACATTGGTGCTAAGCCGACAGGCAGCAATTGACCAACCGTCAAGGTTGGGGTAGTGCCATCGTCGGTAAATCTCAATGCCTGGACAGCAGTCGTGATCGAGCAGTGCGTGGCTCCATCGGGAACTGTCAATGCAGTTGATGTGGTTGGTGCTATGGCTTGATAGCCAAGCGGTGTGAATACATCACGTGTTTTCATTACTTCTGGCCTGCGCCCTTACGGTTCTCAGACTCAACGTCTTTTTGGCCCGCACCGGCATGTTTGTTTCCAGACTCAACAGTACGCATAGAACCGGGGTTCCATGATTTGGCGTTGCCTTCACCGAGGCCGTTGCCTTGCTTATCTTTGCTCATTTTCGTTATCCTCGACAACCTCGCAGTCGCCATCAATTACTATTCCATGTGGATTCGATTCGTCCATGTCGCCCACATTAATCGAGATGGATATTCCTTTCTTACCTAAATTCTCCAAGTCTACCGCTTTTGAAACCGGTATGACTCGGTCAAACAGCATCTTCGCTGCTTTCATGTCCCCATTTTTAGCTTGGTCGATAACCACCTGAATGACTTTTTTGAAGTCAGTTTCCATCTTCTTTTCGAAACCTTCCTGCATGATTTCTTTGAAGAGCGTGGTTTTATTCTTCGCACCTTTGGGACGACCCTTGAGGTTGTGACCTCGGGGTTGTCTAGCAAGCTCCGTTCCTGAAGGGACGGACTGATCTGATTTGTCAGTCATTGGGTTCTCAAGTTATCAACAAGACATTACATGCTCCATCCATGGAGCATTACTTGTTGGCTATTTAATTAGTTATTTATTACACCCCCTACAGGGGTGTATTTAGTTATATAGTTATAACTAGATAGGCAAGGACTCCGCCTCGCATAGCTGCCGATTGTTTCGACTGCCCCCTGTGGGGGCATCGTGTCATGGATTAGGCTGCTATATCATTCCATCTTATTCAGGGCGTGATCTGTATATTTTCACTGTCCTATACTATATAGCTGTTGATTGTTGCTCCCCTACTCATGCGCTTTCTAGCTTGTGGCTGTAAGCCACTGACAACACTCAGGAATAAATATTCAAAATAATTGATTTATTTTATGAAAAATGATTAGGTTTTGTGAATTATAAGTTGTAACTTCTATTCCTATGAATTTTAAGTAGTCTTATTTTAATACCGGGCTAGAAGTCTGTTTTGATCTGTATGAGTGTCTTTATGGCAAAATCCCAACCTCACACAGCCCCCCTCCCCCCGTCATTCAGGTGAGTTATGGGGTGAGCTGAGCTGGTGAGAAGTGAGAGGGAATGTCTGTGTGATCATGGGGTAATCACCTATTTATGCGGGTAATCAGACAAAACCTAACCAGTTAGGAGTTTATTTACCCCAATGTGACATACATCACTGGACAACACTGGCGGGTATGCTATATTTGTGTCTCGATTCGCAATCAAGCGGATGGAATAAAACAGGTATAAAAAACATGAGTAACTTAACAAAGAAACAAGCTGTAACACTGGTAGGCATCATCGATACCAACATAGGCGCTATGATCAAGACTGGTGCTACTACATTGGGTGATCTACGCGCGGTCATCAATGGCGGCAAGGTTGGCCGTGAATTGCTTGAAGCGGCACTGGTTAAACGAGTCGTTGACAATAACGAGTACACCGGACGCAAAATGCCCAAGGTAGACGGTGCCGATCAACAGGATGTCTTCAAGATGAAAACCACATCGGATGCGATTGATCAATACCGCTCGCTGTTCGCGAAGATTGAAACCAACGAGGACGCAGCTAACTGGACATTCAAGTTTGGCTGGGATGGTTTGACCGGCATTGTCAATGCCTGCCATATCCAGCGAGTTACCAGTACTGGCGGCAATGGCAAGGTTGAAGGGAACGAAAAGCCCTCAACCGAAACCACCACAGTTGAAGAATGGGCCGCTAAGGGATTGCGTCTCTATGGCTTGAACGATTGCAACATGGCACTAGCACTACTTGCACAAGCTCAAGCTGTAGCTGCCAAGAAGCCTAGCAAACTGAACTAGTCCTAACTAGTTAGGAGTTGATTTACTGTGAGGCACTCGCATTGATTGGAGTGCCGATCAGCAAGTCTAATTCCAGACTTGAATGATGCGACAATAGTCGCGAGGTTAAAACAATGCACATCAATAATATGCACAAAGTACCTCAGGCAGCATGTACTGTATGTGGTGGGTGGACTTCACAAGGCGGAATGTCACAGTACTCGGACAATACAATGCCAGTCTATGGGCGCACGGGGTGTGATGGGCCTCACATGGTGACCCGTGAGAAGTATTGGATTGAGAAGTTGAATCAATACTTAAACCAACCATCACCAGTGAAACCATTCCGGGGATTAAAGAATAAGTCCGGGGCGCTGGCTAGTACTGCGCACGTCAACTATGGCGTGATTTAGAGTTGATTGACTGTCAAGTCCTAACTCGGTTAGGACTTGGCTGCCAGTTACATTCGACTGGGTTGAAGTGTTCTCAGGAACACAGGATAAAAACAATGTTTTACCAATTGATAGTACCTATCAGCGTATTGACTGCGTTGGGATTAGTGATGATATTCCTTGCAATAATGGGGTCTATCATCGGTGGGGGTATTTGAGTCATGACTGATAGACTAACTCACTTGCAAAAGCAGCATTTCATACTGGAAACTGCTATAACACCTGCCTACACGTCCGAGTCATTCGATGATCAGGAGCGAGGCGAACTCTGGCAGGAAATTCTGAGAATGAATGCTGTACAGGTCAATCAGCAATACAGCTCCGACCGGGAACACAGGAACTTTATTGACGGGGCTTAGCAGCCAACATTACACCGGCGCAAGGATGCGCCCTTGTAATTTGACATCTATTCCTAACTCGGTTAGGATTACATCTCAGTGGGATCAATCCCGATTCCACTGTCATGTGGGAGTCTATTATGACTATTTATGAAACTGTCTGGTTACTGTCGCTGACCTTGGGGTCAATGGCTGGTCAACCCAATGAGCCGTATGCCGTAACTGAGGTGGATACCCGTGAGCATTGTATCAAGATGAAAGATATGCTGTTCAAAGCGTTCGACCCTCAGTGGTCACAGACATATCTTGAGTGCACACCGTATGATGTGCCTGTTGGTATTCAGATATGATTACGGAATTTTACAATCAAGCTGTTGCTCATGGTGGTGCAACTATGGATATTCGCGGGGAAACTCCCATCAGGGGTTATATGGTGGGTATGTACCCTGAACGGACTAAACACCTGACGCTGAGCACCATCGACCTTGAGCATTATATCAGCGAGAACTATCAGCATCTCAGACTATCGGGTAATTATCTCGGTGTCTGGTTTGATGATGCTGACTGGGTCTATGACGTGTCGAAGTGTATCGTGAATCGCAAGGATGCTATGATCGAGGCTATTCGGTTCAAGCAGGAATCAATATATAATCTGGCTGATGGCTGGGTGGAGTGGATCGTATATTGATCATTATTCTCGTATGTACATTAATAGTGTACATACCTGAATAGTGTACAATTCTGTCACTATTGGGAGATGATATGTTTTCATTAAAAGATTGGCTGGTGCTGGCTATATTGCTGGCAATTGGCGTCGCTGGTTATGGTGGTGATTTACTTGCCTACCTGATCACGCTGATACTGGTTGTTGCTTGGCTAGGTGCGTGTAAGCTATGAGCACGTACAAGCATGACTGTGACAAGTGCGTGTTCCTGGGAACACTATCTGTGGCGGGTGCACTTGAGCCACATGATCTGTATTACTGTGCTCAGCATGGCATCCCTACTGTGATTGCCAGATTTGGTGATCTTGGGGACATGTACGCCTCGGGCATGGGCTTTGCTGATGGTCAAGACATTTCGCTGACTGTAGCCAAAGTTTTGGCTGTGAAAAAGGGGCTAATTTGACATATCGATTTAGGTGTGTCATAGTTCGAATCCTCGGGCAATCCTGCTCGGGGAAATCCTAACTGGTTAGGAGTTGTTATGATTACCATTGAAAGTATTATCGAGATAAAGCGGCCTGTCGATCTGGCTAAGGTGCGCATGTCCGATGGCTCGAAGCGGTTTGTTTCCAAGTCTATGCTCAATCACAAGTTGGTTGCGGCATACAAGGAAATGATTCGTGGCGAGGGCCGGGATGGTCAAGCGTGAGTCGGATGGCATACGCCTTGCACCTGCCGACAGTCGTGGAGTTTGCAACGATTGCTCACATGGGGCAAAAGCGTAAGTACACGGGTGAGGATTACATCAATCACCCGCTGGAAGTCTCACGCATCGTGTCAAAGTGTATGGGTGTAACGCCTGAAATGATAGGCGCTGCTATCCTGCATGATACGGTCGAAGACTGTGACATCACTATCGATCAGATAAGCTGTCATTTCGGATATGAGGTTGCTAGGCTAGTGGGCTGGCTGACTGATGTCAGTCGTCCTGAGGATGGCAATCGAAAGATTCGGAAGGCGCTTGATCGTGAGCACATTGGACGTGCATGTTGTGATGCGAAGACAATCAAGCTGGCTGACCT